CAATATAGCTGTATTGTACAACTATATATAATGTTTTTATTCAAAAAAAGCAGAATCAAGTGAATTAAGTTTTGGCAAAAAGTTTAAGTTCATTGCCTCAGCTTCAAGTTTGCTTTTTATGATCGGAGATATAAACTTGCTTACATCTTCCGGATCAATCTCATTTTTATCACAGACATGTAGAATGGCATCCATGTAACCTATTCTTAGATCACTTACAGTTGTTTCTATCATCTTTGTGAATCTATTCTTATTTAAGAATTGACTTTCAACGGTCATTTATCCATCACCCTTAACAATATTGTATCACTGTTAAGTCTACCATTTGGTACAGTAGATTTAGTAGTGAGCTTTTTCCATTCCTTATCAATTTGATTTGGAGATTTACCCAATGCAAATGGTAAGAAATCATTAGGCTTTCTGAGTCTAACAGATCTACTTTGTGGACTTATGTTTTTAATTGAAGTACCTGAGATCTCAAAACCACCAGGGCTTTCAGTTACATACTCTGTCAATACACGTGTTTTAGTATTGAAGGTATATAACCTAAAGGATCCAACAACTTTAATTGGTGGAATTGATACCAATTTAAAGTCTGTATCCTCTTTTTTGTATTGTACCTTGGCGATTTGTTTGTCTGCTGCACGAGGTCCTTTAACCTTTGTGGCTCTGGTAGCCCGTGCAGCAGATTTAATACGATCAAGGTCTGCCAACATTGTTTGACATTCCTCAACCCTACGCTTGAGTTCTGGTCGTTTTAGGTGTGAATAACCTTCCACAGCCTGTTCACAACGCTTGTGATAAGCGTCTTCATAATCCAATAACCATCCCTCAATTACGGAACGAACTGGTATGGTTGCAGAACCACTCAGTCCATGTTTCTTAAATTGATTATATACATCAAGAGTTGCTTTTTCACCCTCGATCCATGCGTCTTCTAGTTCCAACAGATCCTGCATAATAGTATTTGAGATCTTATTGGCCAGTCTTTGAGCAGGAGATAATGTTACAATATTCTTATCAGTAACATCTTCTTTCTTTTCTTTAATAATTATTCTACCGGATTCCAATAGTTCTTGTAGATAATTATTAAGACTATTAGCCCGATATTCTACAACATCATCACTTGGTAAATCTGAATTTAACCAGAATGATATAGCAGAGTAATGGGTAAATGCATAGAACTTATATTCTGGATTTGCATTAATTGCTGCAGCATCCGTTTTATTAAAAGTTCTTTTTACATAATTTTTAATCGTGCCCGATAAATCTTTACGATCGACTTCAAAATGGAAGTAATTTTTTACTGCATCAAATCCTTTGTCGATCGGAGCAGCGGCCAGACCTGTTTTGGATCTAGCTCTTGGTGCTCTCTTTTTAATTTTTTTACCTTTTAATGCTGTTAAAGCCATAGTAACTCCTCTGCTTTTTTCATTATGGTACTATTCTATCATACTTTTAGTGTCTTGTAAACCCCTAAAATGCATTTATTTTAATTATTTTTATCCGCGGCGCATTCTGGCAATTTCGTAGGCGTCATTAGAATCCTTACGAATGGGTACACTATTCGATTTATGAAGAGTACCGATCCCAGCGAGCTCATCACCGGTATATTGGTTTGCCTTACGCTTACCTTTTACCTTCATGATGAGGTCGCTGGTGGGCACTGTCTCGGCCACGGTATAGTCTGGAAGGTCAGCTTTCCATTTACCACTGTTCTTTTGATAACCTAGGGACTTGAGGAGCTTTGCCGTCTCTGCTTCGGCGCGAAGAACGGCAGCAGTCTTTTTGGTTGTCTTTCTCTTACGAGTTGAAAGGGTAGTCATACCACGGACGAGGTGCATAGTCATTACTGTAATAAACCTTTCTGTGTCGGCATAATGATACTTGATGTCATTTGCTCATACTGATTTGCCAATTGACTAATTGTATTAATAACAAATAGAACATTATTTTTATTAAACTGGAAATCGCCTTTAGGTTCCTCGCCTGTCATACAAATACCAGGAACCATTGCCATACCTTCTTGTGTAATCTGTACCATACGAGGTTTATTGATTACAATCACTTGGTCTAGTTGCTCTACAAATTTACCAATAACTTCTGCGCCGTTGACAAACACAACAGTCACAATATCATCTTTTTTCATCTACCATATCCTTTAGCTGTCATTTCATTGATGCGTTCTTGAAGATACTGGCGAATGATCTTTTGAACTTGATCATATTCTCCGCCAGTAATATTTTTCATTCTCTCAAGCTCACCTTCAAATACACGGACTGCCATCATACGATCACTTGATAAATTTTCCATTATACTATTCTATCACATTTTTATCTGCTTGTAAACCACTAATTGCATCAACCATAACTTTTGCATCTGCAAGTTCATCGGCTTTTAATGCTGTGACATTATCATCCAATTCTTTGAATGCTCGTGTCTCACGTAATTTCTCAAGCAAGAATTCATTCTGACTAATACGGGTCTTAATAACAGCATTTGCAGTAGAGTTCTTATATTCCAATAGAACGTATGCACGATATTGTGTGCCGTTTTGGACAATTTCTTGTTCCTTTACTGAATATCCTGCAACATCTGCATCTGCAATAATGTTACGAGTCACTTGTTCAAAATTGTTTTGGACAGTGGAATCAAAGTCTGTTGATCCCAATTTAGTTTTAAACAATTTCATTTGTGAACGAATTCGGCTATCAATACGATCAGCTAGTGTAGTCTTTGCAGATAGCACTGCGATATCAACCGCCAATTGTAGATCAGGTGTTACTGCAGTACCTACAGCATATACAGCATCATCCTCCTTAGGAATTGCAGTATACCATTTAGGCATATCATCAATTTGAGTTTTGACTTGAGCAGATTGATAATCATACATCTGTTTTGACATTACTGTCTCTGGTGGGGTTTTTTCACATGCTGCGATCAAACCAATAAGTGGGATTAATGCTAACTTTTTCATTTTATACTCCATTAAGAACTGCGACAATATTATCGCGCATACCGGAACTGACAAACCAATTTAGGATTTCCGGTTGATAGATTACAATGGCAATGCCACTAAAAATACCCATAATATAACTGATCATCAAAATACTCCTATGCTGACCAATGTGCTGAATAGTTTAGATACACCTTGATGATTTTCCTCAGCACCAAATAAGAACTCACCAATACCCCTATCCTTTGAAGGGATTTCCTTTTCAACGACAATAGTTTCTGGTGGTGATTTACAATCATATCTTTGAATAGAATTGATTACACTACCATCCTCATATTGAGTCTGTTGAGAATAGAAACAATCTTGTGCTTGGACACTAGTTCCAATCATTATCCATAGCAATGGTATCGCGCATTTTGTCACCATAGTATTTCTCCGCATATTGTGGGGCATCCTGATAATGATTATGGTTTTCATCCATTTTAGAAATCATATCATCAAACTTTTTACGCTCAGGTTTATCCACCTCATCAACGTATTTACGAACACGAGCGGCACTAGCGGCCAGCCTTGCACGTCTTGCCTTACGAATAGCAAATCTTTCGGAAGCCTCACGAATAGCATCCATACGCTCTTCTTGAGTAGAATTTTTAGTAATTACAATATTCGACATTAAACAATCTCCATCATTTTTGCTTCAGCTGCAGTATTCAGAATAGTCTGCCACATCTGGTTAGCACCATCATCTGTTTCGAAAAATTCTTCAGTAGCAAAATCCATTGAAGAAGAAGCGTATACAGTATTTGCAACACCATATGTTTCTACCCAATGTACGCCATCTTCGATATCGTCTGCCCGGCGGCGGATCTCACCTTCGGTTGTCATAATAACGAAGCGCAAACCACCTTCGTCAGCATCGATAAAGTTAATTCCGAGATCAAGATTTGTCATAATAAAAGCTCCTCTATTGCCTTTTTGATTATGGTACTATTCTATCATACTTTTGGTGTCTTGTAAACAAAAAAACGCACTAAAATATGTAATAAAAACAACCAGTAGTAAAATAGTTTAAGAGCGATATATTTTTAGGAGATGTTCTTCGAATTCTTCTACCTTATCAATTCGATTAGGCCATAGAATATATTCTTTTTCGGGGTTTTTCTTAAGATTATTAAGGAGAGGGACAATTGCATTATATAGTTTATCAAGTTTATCCTGAGTAACAGTTGCGTTTGATGCGACTGACTCTGCTTTTGCAGATGCTTCTTGAACTGCCTTTAGTTCTGATTCATCTACTGCTGTAAAACCGAAATCAAACATATCATCAGACATGACCGTCCCTCCTTTGATACATGTATTGGACAAAGCAGACCCAAGCTAAGATAGCCCAAAGAAATCCTCCTTGGCTAATTAGATAAGCAAAGATACTTATCATCACATAATCATACCATCTTAACATTGGGTTTACTCAATTAGAATGAAATTTTACCGCCTACGATTGTGGCAGTTTGCTTGAAGTCTGCATCAAAATCATTTTCCATGTATACAGAAATATTATCTGTTACCGCATACTTGATATCAACGTCTGATGAATTAACATTAAATGCGCCTTGATCAGCAGTTGTATCAACCATCTTAGTAGTTACACCAAGAGTAAAATCACCAGAAGCGATTGATGGGCCAAAATAAATCTCGTTAACTTCTGTGTCGAGATTACGCTCTACACCAACAGTTGTTGTGATTGTAGACTCAGCATTAGCGGCTGATGCGAAACCAGCAGCAAATAGTGCAACCATTACCTTTTTCATTTTATTATTATCTTTCCTTATTAGTTGTTAAAAGTGGGAAGGAACACTATAGTGAACCTTCCCTTATTGAGCAGAGCCAACTTATAAACGCTGGATGCATTCTCCTTTTGTGTTATCGTCCCTAACAGTAAGGACTATCGGGTCTATTAAGCGACCAACCTATTACGTTATTTATTCTTTCTAGCTTTTCTATTTTTAGCATATCTTCGTTCGGTCACACCATTTAACATATTTTTTCTAATTTTTCTACGAACTCTAGCCGCTTCATCCTTGGCCAATCTATTCGCTTTACTTTCTTTTTCAATCAATGGAAGTTCAGGTTCTTGATCAGGTAACATAATTCCCTCGCAAAGTAAAAGTGTTGGAGCGGGTACGGAGAGTCGAACTCCG